GATAGCATGGTTGGTTCAGTAACAAATCTTGTTTCTGCTTATGCAGGTATGAAGGGAATTCAAAAGTTGGTAAATCTTTCAGATGAATATACCCAAACAAAAGCAAGATTGGATTTAATGAATGATGGATTGCAAACCACAGAAGAATTACAGGATAAAATATTTGCTTCTGCACAAAGGTCAAGGGCAAGTTTTCAAACACAAGCTGATATTGTTGCCAAACTTGGACAAAGGGCAGGTGATGCCTTTTCAAGTAATGATGAAACAATTATGTTTGCAGAAAATTTAAGTAAAATGTTTGTTATTGCTGGTGCATCACAACAAGAAATGGCATCCGCTTCTTTACAATTAACACAAGCATTAGGTTCAGGTGTACTTCGTGGTGAAGAATTAAATGCAGTTTTTGAATCTGCACCAAATGTTATTCAAGCAATAGCAGATTATTTGGATGTACCAATTGGTAAAATTCGTGAAATGGCATCTAATGGTGAGATTTCAGCAAGTGTTGTTAAAAATGCATTATTAGATGCAACAAATGATATAAATCAAAAGTTTGATTCCATACCAATGACATGGGGTCAAGTTTGGACAAATGTGTGCAATGAATTATATTATGCATCACAACCTATATTGGAATTTATAAGTTTACTTGCTGAAAATTGGTCAATATTAGAACCAATAGTCACTGGTGCAGCAATAGCAGTTGGATTATATACAGCAGCTTTATTAATAGGTAAAGGTGTAATGGTAGCACATAATATTGCTACAATGATGCATACTGCAATGACAAGTAGCTGGTCATTTGCAACATTCACAGCAACTGTTGCACAAAAAGGTTTAAATGCAGCACTTCTTGCATGTCCGTTGACATGGATTTTACTTATTATAATTGCAGTCATAGCAGCAATATATGCAGTTATCGCTGCTATAAATAAAATAACTGGTTCATCTATAAGTGCAACAGGGGTTATTGTTGGTGCATTAACAACTGCGGTTGCATTTATTTGGAATTTGTTCATAGGTTTACTTGATTTAGTCCTTGGTGTTGTCAATGCAATGGTCAATCCATGGATTTCTTTTGCAAACTTTTTTGCTAATTTATTTAATGACCCAATTGGGGCTATTGTGCATCTTTTTGGTGACATGGCTGATAGCATCCTTGGAATTATAGAAAGTATCGCAAAGGCACTTGACAAAGTATTTGGTTCAAATCTTGCTGGTGCGGTTCAAGGATGGCGAAGCGGTTTAAATAGTATGGTTGAAAGTGTTGCAAATCAATATGGTAATGGTTCATATGAGAAAGTCGCAGAAGAATTAAATTTGAGTTCTGAAAGTTTAGGACTTTCAAGATGGGCTTATGGTGATGCCTATAACACAGGATATGGATGGGGTGAAGGAATAGAAAATTCAGTTTCAGACATGTTCGGTGGTGGAACAGATTTTGATTATGATTTAGATAGCTTGAAAGATAGTGCAGCAAATACTGCAAATAATACTGGAAGTATAAAAGATTCTATTTCTGCATCAGAAGAAGATTTAAAATATCTTCGTGATTTAGCAGAACAAGAATCAGTAAATAGATTTACAACAGCAGAAATAAAGGTTGATATGACTAATAACAACAATATTAATTCAAATATGGATTTAGATGGTGTTGTTGATTATTTAGTAACAGGACTTAATGAAGCAATGGAAAAAGCAGCGGAAGGGGTGCATGTATAATGTATTATTTTTATTTAGGAAATATGCTATTACCAATTGCACCTTCCAAATTAACAGTAAAAATTGGAAATGAAAACAAAACACTTACTTTAATTAATGAAGGTGAAATAAATGTTTTGAAAAAGGCAGGATTAACAGAAATTGATTTTGATGCCACTATTCCAAATGTTGAATATCCATTTGCAACATATAAAAATGGTTTTCAATCTGCAAAAACTTTTCTTGATGCAATTGAGAAATTGAAAACAGACCAAAAACCATTTCAATTCATAGTAACAAGAACATTTCCAAATGGAAAAGCAATCTTTAATACAAACATGAAAGTTTCCCTTGAAAATTACACTATAAAAGAAGAAGCAAAACAAGGTTTTGATGAAACTGTCACTATAAAATTAAAACAATTTAGAGATTATGGAACAAAAACATGTAAAATAACACTTCCAAAAGCATCTAAACCAGTGGCAGTGACACCAGCACCTAAAAGGGAAACAACATCATCACCTGCACCTGTGAAACAGAATAAAACATATACAGTTGTAAGGGGCGATTGTTTGTGGAATATAGCAAAAAAATTCTATGGTAATGGTAGTCAATACACAAAAATATATAATGCAAATAAGGACAAAATAAAAAGTCCAAATTTGATATATCCTGGGCAAGTATTGACAATCCCTGTTTAATAGGGGGTGTATTTTATGGCGTATGAATTATTAATTCAAAATGGTGATAAAGTATATCAACCAGCAATTGAAGGGGATATTACTTGGAAAACTGAAAGAAAAGGTTACCCAGGTGAATTAAAGTTTAACATCATACAAGATGATGTTATAAATATCACAGAAGGTAATGCAGTAAGATTGAAAAAAGATGGTTCAAATATTTTTTATGGATTTATCTTTTCTAAAAGTAGTGATAAAGAAAAAATTGTTACAATTACTGCATATGACCAATTAAGATATTTTAAAAATAAAGACACCTATGTTTATGAAAATAAAACAGCAGGTGAATTAATAAAAATGTTAGCAAATGATTTTAATATGCAAACAGGAACAATTGAAGATACTGGTTATAAAATAGCATCAAGAGTGGAAGAAAATGCAACTTTGTTTGATATGGTTCAAAATGCATTGGATTTAACTGTTCAAAATAAAAAAGAAATGTATGTAATGTATGATGATTTTGGAAAAATAGCTTTAAAAAATATAATATCAATGGTTTTAGATTGTCTTATAGATGAAGAAACCGCTGAAAATTATAGTTATAAATCAAGTATTGATGAAAATACTTATAACAAAATAAAGTTGGTTCGTGAAAATGAAGAAACAGGGAAAAGAGATGTTTTCATTGCACAAAGTTCAGCAAACATGAATCAATGGGGTGTTCTACAATATTTTGATACATTACAAGATGGTGAAAATGGACAATCAAAAGTTAATGCATTACTTGAACTTTATAACAAGAAAACAAGAAATCTTTCAATTAAAAACATGTTTGGGGATGTAAGAGTAAGGGCAGGATGTTTGATACCAGTAAAATTAAATTTGGGTGATGTTAATTTATTAAAATTAATGCTAGTTGAAAAATGTACACATACATTCAAAGAAAGTGAACATTTTATGGATATAACACTTAAAGGGGGTGAATTTGTTGCTTGATACAAATGATTTATTAAATACAATGAAGAAATCTGCAATGGAAGCAAATGAAGCAGCTAAACCAGTTGGAATATTATTTGGTAAAGTGACAAGTGCTTCACCATTAAAAATAAATGTGGAACAGAAAATGACATTAAGTGATGCACAATTAATTCTTACTAGAAATGTGACAGATTACACAGTGAATATGACAGTAGACCATACAACAGAAAGGGCAACTTTAAATGCAAATCATTCACATGGTGCTACTGCACAAGTAAGTGTCAATTCTACAATTTCACCAAATGATAATAATGCAAAAATAACTAATAATGTTGATGCTAGTGTTGAAGTTGAAAATACTAACATCAATTTAAACCATTCACATTCATATAAAGGAACAAAATCATTCACTGTACATAATAGCTTGGTTCAAGGTGATGAAGTTATTCTTTTAAGAATGCAAGGTGGTCAAAAATATATTGTATTGGATAGGATAAAATCATGATTCCAAGTACAAATGATTTGTTAAATACAAATCTTGAAGTAGTAACAGAACCAAGCAAAAATTACAAAATGCATTTTACAAATAAATTCATAAATGGTAATTGGGATGAATTAGAAGCAATGCAACAAGTTATATATAAAATATTAAATACTGAAAGGTATCAATATATTATTTATTCTTGGAATTATGGAATTGAAACATTAGATTTATTTGGTGAACCAATTTCATATGTTTGCCCTGAAATTGAAAGAAGAATTACAGAAGCATTGATTCAAGATGATAGGATTGAATCAGTTGATTCTTTTGAATTTGATTATTCAAAGAAGGGAAAAGTGCATGTAAAATTCAAAGTTCATACCATTTATGGTGATACTGAACAAGAAAAGGTGGTGAATTATTAATGGCTTATGAAGATGTAACATATGAAGTGATATTGCAAAGAATGTTGGATAAAGTGCCAAACAATATGGATAAAAGGGAAGGTTCAATCATTTATGATGCACTTGCACCTGCTGCGGTTGAATTACAATTGATGTATATTGAATTAGATACAATATTAAGAGAAACTTTCGCAGATACTGCATCAAGGGATAATTTGGTTAAAAGAGCTGCTGAAAGGGGAATTATACCTGATGAAGCAACTTATGCAATATTAAAAGGTATATTCACACCAACATCATTAGAAATTCCAATTGGTTCAAGATTTAATTGTAATGAATTAAACTATGAAGTAATAGAAAAAATTGCAGATGGTGAATATCAATTAAAATGTGAAACAGTTGGTGTTGATGGAAATGCTAATTTTGGTGATTTAATTCCAATTGAATATATTCAAGGATTAGAAACAGCACAATTAACTGATTTACTTATTCCAGGTGAAGATGAAGAAGATGTTGAATCATTAAGAAATAGATATTTCAATTCATTTGATACAACAGCATTTGGTGGAAACCAAAAGGATTATATTGAAAAAACAAATTCAATAGTTGGTGTAGGTTCAACAAAAGTAACACCAGTTTGGAATGGTGGTGGAACTGTTTTATTAACAATATTAAATTCAGAATATAACAAAGCTAGTGATACTTTAATAAAAACAGTACAAGAAACAATTGACCCAACACAAGATGGAAGTGGAATTGGTATTGCACCAATAGGTCATATTGTAACAGTAAATACTGCATCAGAAGTAACAGTAAATGTAAAAGCAACATTCACATTTGATGAAGGTTATACATTTAATTCTTTAAAAACACAAATTGAAGAAGTTATTGCAAATTATTTACTTGAAATAAGAAAAAGTTGGGCAGACCAAATAAATTCAGTTGTTAGAATTAGTCAAATAGAAACTAGAATTCTACAAATTGATGGAATTCTTGATATTGCAAATACATCAATAAATAATTCAACATCTAATTTAACATTAACTAAATATGAAATTCCAATGATGGGTGGTGTTAGTACATGATAAGAGATGTGAAACTAATTGATTATTTACCATCATTTATTCAAGAATATAGGGAAATTCAAAAAATAATGGAAATTGAAAATCCTGAAATTCAAGAAGCGGAAAATGAAACAGAAATCATAATGAATAATCAATTCATTCAAACTTGTAATCTTAAAGGTATTGCAAAATTTGAAAGTCTTATGGGTATAACACCACTTGAAAGTGATACCCTAGAATCAAGAATTTCTAGGGTATTGATGAGATGGAACGAAACATCTTGTTATACATTTAAAGTTTTGATTATGAAGTTGAATGCTTTGTGTGGAATAGATAATTATGAAATTATCAGAAATATAAATGAATACACAATGAAAATAATAACACATCTTGAACTTTCAGGACAAACTGATGAATTAGATTATTTATTAAGTTATATGATACCTGCAAACATTGTAATAACATCAGAAAACAAAATGAATATAAATTTGGATAGCACATCAAAAATTGCATCCAATGTTACTTTTAGTAATGTCATTGAAATTACAGATAGTTTCAATGAAACATTTGAAATAAAAGGTGATTCAAAAATTGCAAATGGAACAACAAACACTGCAATAATTGAAATCACAGATAATTTCAAAGAAACCTTCAATATTGAAGGAAATTCAAAAATCGGTTCAAATGTTAATTTGACTGAAATTATATAGTAAAGGAGAATAAGAAAATGGCGGAATTTAACAAATTAACAATTACAAACAAAGGTCAAGCATTGATGTCAAAAATAATTGCTGGTAGTGGAAATATTGAGTTCACAAAAGTATCTGCTTCAAGTAATATTTACACAGAATCACAAATATTGGCATTAACAAGTTTGGCAAATGTTAAACAAACAGTTGCTATTTCAAAAATAACAAGAATCAATAATGTTTCTGTTCAAATTGAAGCAGCAATGGAAAATTCAAAATTAACAAGTGGATATAATATGAATTCAATTGGTTTATATGCAAAAGACCCTGATGATGGTGAAATACTTTATGCAGTAGCAAGTGTTTCAACTTCTGATAAAGGTGCATATATGCCACCATTTAATGGTTTAACTGCATCAGGTGCATACTTCAAATTAACAACAACAGTTTCAAATTCAGATAATGTTTCATTAGAAGTTGACCAAGCAGCAGTTGCAACAATTGGTGATGTTACAGATTTACAAAATCAAATATCAGATTTACAAGCATTTATTGGATATACAGATAATGATATTTATGGTGTTGAAGTGGATTTTGTAAATAAAAAATTCACAAGACTTGCAAATGCAGTTGGAAAAATAGCTGGTGAAAATTTTGATGCAGTAAATGCATTTGGTGGTAGAAAAAGATGTATTATGACAGATACAGGAATTGTTTTGGCATATCATGGTGATGCTGGATATACAGAAACAGGTGCTTTAACACAAGCAATAACATTAGGTGAAGGTGATAGTGCTGTAACATACAATGTTGGTGAAAAAGTCCAAGTAATGGTTGAACAACCTAAATTCTATTATAAAGTTGTTCCAATTGAATTAGAAAAAATAACACACGGTGAAGGAAAAGGATATCATACTAAAAAAATTAGATATTATATATCAGATGTTCCAAAAGCTGGTTTCAAATTACATCCACAATTTATTAGCAATGGTGTTGAAAGAAATGTTATATATAAATCAGCATTTGAAGGTTCATTGTATGATGCTTCTGCAAGTGCTTATATATTAGATGATGCACAAGTTGCTGATTTTGCATCAGACATGCTTTCAAGTATAGCAAATGCAAAACCAATGTCAGGATTAACACAAAACCTTACAAGGGCAAATGTAAGAAAACTTGCACAAAAAAGGGGAACAGGTTGGCAACAATCAACAATTCAATCACATTATGGTTCAATGTTATTGTTCTTAATAGAATATGCAAGTTTTAACACACAAAAATCAATTGGAATGGGAAATGTTTCAAAAACTGATGATGGTACAACAAATATGTCAGAAGTTACTGGTGCAACAACAAATTTAGGAAATGCAAGTGGTTCAGTAGCAAACACAAATGGAATAAATATGGTTTCATATAGGGGTGAAGAAAACTTATGGGGAAACATATGGATATTCCTTGATGGTATTAACATTGTTAATGGTGGTGTTGGTGAAGTATATATTGCAGATAATAGTTTTGCAGATGATTCTGTTGCAAGTCCATACAAAAATGCAGGAATCAGTATTGCACAAACAAGTGGATATATTTCAGCATTTGCATATAATGAAGAATTTGATTGGTTATTCATACCATCAAAAACAGCAGGAAACGATTCATTACCAGTTGGTGATAATTACTATCAAAATGTTAATGGTACAACAGCAAAAACAGTCGCTTTTGTCGGTGGTAGGTGGGATTACGGTTCTATTGCTGGCGGTTTCTTTGTGACGGTGAGTAATGCTTCTTCGAATCGTAGTCGTAATATCGGCGGTCGCCTGGTGTATGTACCTGATGCTGCTTAATTATAAAAAATAATAAATTATAGGCAAAGATAATCTGATTTATACGACAAAAAATAAATGAAAAAAGCATTTATTTTATCCACTTATGTCAGTGGTAAATGGAATAACAGTTCTAATACTGGCAGTTTCTATGTGAATGTGAATAATGCTTCTTCGAATCGTAATCGTAATATCAGCGGTCACCTAGTAAATGCATGTACAATGTGAAAATTATCTTTGCCTTGCCTCTTG